CTATCCACTCCCCTAGACTGAACTCCTGCCAATTTGGTATAAATCCGTATTGCTGTCCGTTGAGTTCGATGACTTTCAGATGCCTCCCTGACTCTTCCTCTGCTATTCTCTTGAGGTGTTCATCTGCTTCTGTCACTTCTCCCAAAGGGGCGTCTCTGAGTTCCTCTATGGTTACATCTGCACAGGACGCTACTCTCTTGAATCTGTCCTCCTCCGTTTGGAGGGTCATCAGTTGACCGAGTGTCAGGTCTGCGTATTTTAGGGGGACTTTGAAGGTCATATCTTTATAACGATTATTGTGTCAAATGCTTACCCGAAGGTATAGCTTCCAAAGTTGGGTTTGGTTTGATTGAATGTAATTGCGTACCTAGATGCGTCCACAAAATGATTGAACAAATCGACTGGAGCGTTTAGGATACGTCCGTTGCGGTCTTCTTTATACTTGTAGTTCCTGAGTTCTTTGATGCCGTTAATCGATCGTTCTGTTATCATTAGGGGTCTAGATTTTAGAAAGTCCAATCCAGATCTAATGCTGTCTGCTCCCTTTCTACAGGCGTGTATATTCAGACCTCCTCCATAAGCGTGAAGGTAGTCGATTGACTTCGGCTCTGCACAGTCTGCTATTATGGTGTCTGTACTTGTCACCCCTGAGTCTATCAATATCTTAGCTAACATCTCATTCGTGAGTCCTGTAGAGTAGCATATCTCATCGAGGCAGAATCCGAATCCATCGGTGTATACTTTCACAATACAACTTGGGTCATTCGTGTATCCGAAGTCTAAGCCTATATTCATGAACTTGTATTCAGGGGGTATCTGTTTGACTTGCTTCCAATGGGTCAGAACTGCGCTCTTATTCACTCCCCTCTCCCCTAAGCCGTACACCTTCCAAAAGTGTTCATCTACGTCCTTAAAGCGTTCTATCTCATCTATGACAGATTGCTCTAGGAAGGGGTTGTCTTTGTATGTGGTCTGAAAGAAGTCACAGTCATCTCGTGGGATGACATCGTCATAGAGCCAATGGAATTCGTCTGAGGGGTTAAAACAGATTAGGATGCGTCCTGTGGTTCTTAGAATGAGCTGTCTCCAGTCGTCTAGGTCTAGCTGATTCGCCTCACAGATGTAGAGCATCTCCCTCTTCCTTCCTCTCATTTTTGCGCTTTGGTCTACGCTGATGAATTCGATTAGATTGCCATATAGCCTGTAAGTACTTTCAGACTTATTGTGATAGGCAGGGTTGTATAGTTCCTCCCTTTCTAGTATCTCAAAGAAGTCCCTCATAACGGAGGCTCTCAGAGCTGGAAACGTCTTCCGACATATCGTAATAACTGACCCACTCCCTTCGTTGTAGTAACAGGTCTCTATGATGTGCGTAAGGAGTGACATAGTCTTCCCACTACGTGACCCTCCCTGATGTACCTGAATCTTCTTTGTAGACTTCTGAGCGTGGTAATATGTAGCAGGTTGCTTCACTTACTCTCTGCTATCTCCTTGCGTATGATGACCTCGTCCATCCAAGTCAGAGGTTTCTTCTCTGTCACTTCGATAGCTGTGGTCTCAATGTATCCTCTGCGCTTCCCTTTGGTCTTCAGGAAGAAGATAGTAGCAGCAGGACTGCCTTCTTTGATGAGGTCGTGCAGATGGCTCTCAGCGAAGTCTAGAGCGATGTTCTCTAGGTCTGTGACGTTGCGCTTGTATTCAGGGTCATTGTTCATCCAATGATAGTGCTGACTCCTTGAGACACTTGCTTTACTACACGCAGTCGTTACAATCCCTAGAGTCTTCTCTAAGGCTTTTAACATTGCTTCTTTTTTAGTGTTTGTTTTGTCCGATTGTATACTCATATCGTTTGAATTTATAGGTGACTGATTTGAATTTCTTATTCCTCTTCAGGGTCTATTGGGTTGTCTCTTATATGCTCGTCTGCTGTTGTTAGGATGTTCCTTAGTGTCTCTCTTATGGGGTAGTCTGAGATAGCTAGATTCAGGAGTATCTCCCAAGATTCGTTACGGCTCATTATAACCCTGAAGTTATGCTTCTCTTCTGTGCCATCTGTTGCGAATAGTATCCAATCGTTTGAGGTATTGATGTATCTCTTTGCTCTTCGGGGGGTCATGCTTGTATAAATTTAAGGTGCATATTCTGTAGCTTCTTGTCAAATTCAATGAGGTCTTGAGTTATCCTGACCTGATACAAAGCCGTTGCGTGATTTGTGTATCCTACTGTACTTGCGATGCGGTCAAACGTCCATCCCTTTTGCCTTAGATGCAAACAGCACAATCGTCTTGCGTCTACTATCCTTCTTACCCTGCTAGTGGATTGTACTTCCCCCCACGAAACGCCCAAACGTTTCACCCCGCGGATACATTGGTCAATCGCCACCACTCCCTCGTAGTCGGTATCTGCATAGGCGAGTTTGCCTGTCATCATATATAAATTATTCATCTTTGATAAAGGTTTTTAGTTCTTGAATCGTTTGTCTTACGCAGGAGTTGCAACTGCTTACTGTCTTGTTTCCTCCTGATGCTTTGTTCCACAATGTTGTGAGCTGGAGATTCTGATTTCCCTGAATGACGTTCTTTCCCTCTAGGTCTATCAGCAGAAGTTTGATGTTCTCAATGTCTTCCTCGCTTATGTATCTGCTCCATTTATTTAGGGGGCAGGATGAGATTCTGAGAGATGTTTTAATCGGCATAACGCATCCGCACAATTTTACTTTGTCCCCATTTTCGTCCTCTACTTCTGACCCGATTCCGAGCGTTCCGCAGGACTTTGTCAGGGTCAAATAATGGTCACAATCTTTGCAGATTTGCATCCTATTTGCTCTCTTCTGTGCTGATATTACAAACATCGTCTAAGGCGTTTTAAAGGGGCATACGTGAACTCTTGTACTTCTAAGGTGTGCTAGTACCAAAAAGCTGAGAAGATTGAAAAACCATATTTTATAGGTATTACAGAGGGTCATTGTTGTCACGATGCTGTTGCGTTAAAATACTCTTTAAGCCTCTTTTTAGACCTATGCAGAGAGGTGTAGAAGGTAGTCTTTTTGATGCCTGACTCCCTAGCTATTTGAGCAAGGTTGTAGCCATCGCAATACAGGTTTAAGGTTGTCATATCGAACCAAGACAGTCTCTCTGTAGCTAGGTAGAAGTTCTCTAGTAGGAACGCTTTTGATAGGTCATAATTGGCTACTAGTTTCGGGAGGGGAAATTCTTTGAGTTCATATTCTTTTTGAAATTTGCCTCGTGTAGCCTCTACCCACATCGCCCTGTTAAAATATCCGAGAGGGTTCTCCATTACCTTGTCAAGTTTCACACCTTCGAGTCGAAGGATTCTGAGATACGTGTGGTGAACTAAATCATAGGGGTCGTTGTGCATCCTCTTTGCAGAAGTTACCAGATCAGAGTAGTGGGATTCTACCCACCTATTCCAATCCCTTATCTCTTTTGAGTTCTTCAACTTTATTTTTATAGATTTCTATCATATCTCTCAGGTCATCTATGCTATACTTCTTTAAGTCCTTAGATTTCCTTAACAGAGTGTCAGCAGTCCCCTCCCCATATAGACGATTCAACGCTACAGAGAAGAGATACTGCTGACCATTCTGAAAGATGTTGCATTTTTTATCTTGGAATTGGACATTAAACTCATTCCATCGCGTTGAGTACGCTCCCCGACTGATGAAATGCCCTGCGTCCCCTTCCTTCCATTTTTTTCGCTGTCCACAAGTGAAACAGGTGGCATAGCCGTTCTCGTCAGACGCTCTCATCCTTATAAATAAAGAGAATATCTTATCCAGATCTTTGACTAGTTTTTGTCTAGCTGATGCCATGCTCACAATATACGTTACAAATCAAATAGAAACACAGGTGCGTTATCAACAGATGAGGGACATCCATTAATGATGTTATAATAGAAGTGGTCAAGTGCATCCTCCTCAGTCATCCCTTCCATAAGTAGCTTGTGAATTATTAAGGCTGTGCTATATACTACCTGCATATTTGCTCCTGCTGTTACTCCTATTATTGCGTGGTTGTATCCTTCTGCTATTATGCAATCATTCTCTTCTATCTGAATCATTAGATTCTCTCTTTGTTCTTGTCTTCTGTCCATTAGAATAATCTTATTTGGGGGGTAATTTTGTAGGAGGAATCATATCTCTTATTCTCACCCTTTGGATAAGGATGTTCTTTGTAGTTAAGTTCTGACCACCATCTTTTACGCTGTGTTTTACTTCCTACAAAGTAGACGTACCTATGCTTACTGCTCCTGAATTTTCTGAACTCTTTCTTATCTATGTTTTTGTCATAATGTCTGCTGTGAGTTCCATCTTCGCTTCCTATGTCTGTCCTCTCTTTTGTTGCTCCTGTATAAATCCAATTCGTTGCCTGATAGATGTATCCGTTATGGTTTTGAGAAGTGTCAGCATAACTAACAATAATTAAAGGAGGTAACATCTTGAGACATTGACTGACAAAATAAGAAAGAGAGTTTTCTGGAAGTCCATCATTTACACAAAGCCGGTTCAATTCATATACATTCGCTGAATTCTGCTCTCCACATATTCCAACACATAGAGCATTAGATGCAGGTTTCCCTATCGTACAAATACCTACTAATTTGTCACCATCAAATAAGCCATAAGCAAAAGAGATAGAGCATAATCGTTTAGCATAGTGTTTGTATAATAGCCACTCCTTACATTGACTGTTCTCTATTTTACTCACTTTGAAAGTCACTCTGTTGTGTTTGGGTGTTGTATGTAGTCCCATCGTCCACGCTCGTCTGTGTCCTCTTCAGGGAGTTTCAAGTCTGCTAGGAGTCTCTTCATTAATCCTCTTTGCTCTTCTGATAAGGGGGGAGGGGGTAGGTTCTTATCTCGCTTGATATTTCGCTCCATCATTTCGGCTCTATCCCCTTCGTATTGTTGGAATATCTCTACCAACTCAGGCAACTTCAATCGTTCAAACATCTTCCCATAGTGACCTGCTTTGAGCCTCGTCATTATGACCTTCCATTCCTCAATCTTCATAACAGGGAAGTGTTCAACTAGATAGTTCACAGC